ATACAGAGACAAACAGTTTGAATCCTAGAAAAGGCAAAATAATAGGATTCAGTATAAGTACAAAGCCCGGTTCGGGATACTATCTTCCAACAATGATTTTCAAAGACGGAGAGCTCATCGATAACACTATCGAAGACAAGAACTGTCACGAAATTGCAAAAAAGTGCATTGAGTTAATGGTCGGTAAAAAGCTAGTAATGCACAATGCGAGTTTCGATACTCGCTTCGTTAAAGCTTTCTATGGCATAGATCTTGTGCCGAGTCTTCACGTAGATACAGTATTGCTAGTGCATACCGTTAACGAAGAAGGCGCTGGCTTCGGTTCCGGTAAACCATTCGGATTGAAAGAGATAGCTAAAATGATCCAGAAAGAAATTGGTCTTGACGTAGAAGCTGCCGCAAATGAAGAGCAGATAGAACTAAAGCAATCTATAAAAACAAACGGTGGCCAAATAACCAAAGAGAATTACGAGATATGGAAAGCAGATATCGAAATCCTAAGCAAGTACGCTGCAGCAGATACCGATCTCACTCTTAGGATATACAACCACTTCATGAAAGCGTTACAATCAGAAGGCCTAGAAAAATTCTTCTTCGAAGACGAAGTAATGCCTCTTTACAGAGAAGTTACCATTCCTATGGAAGAAAAAGGCGTAAGGTTAGATATGGATCTAATTCGAACGGCTAAACAGGACATTCAGGTTGAAATGAAAAACAGAGCCACAGCTATTACCAAGTCTCTAATCTCAGACTCAAGGGTGCAGCAATGGGTGATTGCCAAAGCGATTGAGACGTATCCTCCAAACAACAAAGGCACTTTTGCTCAAAGACTTATAGAACTACAACAACTAGAAATTCCAAAATCAGACAAGACTGGCAAATACAGCATCACTCAAGCAAACGTAACAAGACTGCCTGAATCTGCCTCTAAAAAGTTCTTGTTATCCGGTGATTCTGAGTTGCTCGACAAAGACACTATTATTGAAATATCTTTGAACTTGTGGAAAGAGGACAACGATGGTAAGTTTTTTAACATCCAATCTAGGGATCACTTAGGCGAAATAGCATTTGGCGTACTAGGTATAAAGCCGCTTTCTTCTACAGCAAAAGGCAAAGCGCAGTTCGACGATAACTTCATCGAATCTATAATGGATCAACACGATTGGGCTAAGAATCTTCAAATATACAATAGGCTATTAAAAATAAGTTCTACATACATAGATCGTTTCTTAGAAGGCGAAGAAGACGGTCGATACTATTTTTATTATCGTCAACACGGTACAGTATCAGGCCGATACGGATCAGACGCTCAACAGTTGCCTAAAGTAAAAGAAGAAGGAGACGACGATCCAATAGTTATACAATATAACAATATGGTCAGAGCTTTCTTTATTCCTGATGAGCACAATATATTCATAGATTGCGATTACGAATCTCTTGAGCCTCACGTGTTTGCTCACGTTTCTGGAGACGATGGTCTTAAAGACATCTTTAGAAACAACTGGGATTTCTATTCTACCATTGCTATCAAAACAGAAAAGCTTAATCAGTATTCCCCAGACAAAAAAGCAGACAATTACTTGAGAAAGCTTGCGCCCGCTTTGAGAAACAAAGCCAAAGCATATTCTCTCGGTATACCTTACGGTATGGGTGCTTACGCTCTTGGCAAGAACATAAACGTTCCAACCAAAGAAGCACAGAAGTTGGTAAATGGTTATTTGGATGGATTTCCTGAATTGAAAAACTGGATGAAGCAATCAGAAAACGATGCTAGAAATCTTGGATACGTTAAAACACAAGTTGGTCGTATCAGACACTTACCCAAAGTCAAGAAGATATACGAAGCTCTTGGAGACGCTATGTTGGATTGGAATACCAAACGTCAATTGGAATACGAATACGGCAAAGAAAAGATCCTGAACCTATCCAGAGACTTCATAAACGGACTAAACAACGCCAAAAACGTGCAGATCCAAGGTCTATCTGCATCTATTGTGAATAGAGCCGCTTTAGCAATCAACAGAGAACTAATCAAAAGAGGCATTAGAGGTTGGGTATGCGCACAGATTCACGATCAGATCATCGTAGAAGTGGACCACAATTGTGATAAGGAGTGTGCGCAGTTGGTTAAAGAGCTTATGGAAAATACTACTAAGCTGAGCATCGCTCTTAAAGCGCCTCCAGAGATTGCTAAAAACTGGAGAGATGGTCATTAATACTTAATTTTACATATTTATTAGCATGCAACCATTCGACTATAGCAAATATCTAAAAAACAATCCTCTTTTAAAAGAAAATATTGATAAAAAGATAAATGAGAATAGTATTGAAGACGTATTTAATCACGAACAGAGAAATATACAATTAACTTTAAATCTAAAAAATTTATCAGATTCTGAGTTTCAAGAAGTTTATGATTCATTAAATCAAAATCCAAACATAAGTAGAATAAGAACATATGGAAATGGCTTTTTAGAAGTTGATTTAATTGAACTAAACGATGAAAACAAAGCCACGATATTAAAGTTTAAGGATAAGATAAAAGTAAATTAAAAAAATGAAACAATTCGATTACAACAACTATTTAAAAAATAATCCTCTTTTGAAAGAGGTAAATAAGCCTACAAGACAAACTACAGGAGATGAAGATGCAGATTGGATGGGCGAAGATTTTAATCTAATCAGAAAAATGAAAGACTTCGCCGGTGAAAAAGGCTGGACTTTCTCTGCTAGACGACCGACTGACGAAGAAGATCAAATAGCAAGAGAATATATGGAGAGTCAAGGCAAAAAACTCGGATCTATAGGCGTTGATAGAATCACTGGCAACATAAACGTTATGGAACCAAACGGAGATTTTAGAGCAATACTTTCACCAGACGGGGAAGAATTGAGCGCATGGGAAATGGATATTCACGAAAATAACATAGAAGAAATTAAAACTGGAAGTTTAGCCGGAGATTTTGGATATGGATCAGTAGACGGTCCTAAAGATCCTCAACTTATGGCTATTGCAAAAGTATTAATTAAGCTCAATAACGAAATTTCTAGTGTAAAAACAGATAAAATAACAGCTGCTCTGAAAAATATAAAAACGCCTAAAACTCCTGAAGGCAGAAAATTAAAGCAGGATATAGATGCAATTTTAAAAATGCATTATCAACTTTATTTAGCTCTTAATAGTGCTATTTCTAGTACGGTTGATATTGATAATAATGCCTAATTAAAATAAACAAAATGCAACAATTCGATTACGACAACTATTTAAGAAACAATCCTCTGTTAAAAGAAGGACAACAAGCACAAACAGAATTATATAGACTTAAGAAATCATTCATGCCAGCTTTTGAAGAGTTTGTTGAATTGAACCTAATAGAAAAGCTTGAGGATAACGATAATGTAGGATATACTAAACAAGAACAGGATTTTGCTAGACAATTGAAACAAGTATTAGAAGTATTAAAACAAGGAGAAATATAAAAAAGTGAAGCCTTTCAATTACGCAAAATATTTAAGAAACAACCCTCTTTTGAAAGAGAGTATTGATGACGAAGAAGGATCTGGCTTTTCTTACGAGTATCAAGAAGGTCCTGGTGCTAGTCCTCAAGAGATTGCTAGAGCTATAAAGAATTTTCAAGCAAATAGAAACGCTTGGGAAAAACTAGCAAAAAAAGATTACTATTTGTTGGCTCAAGGTGAAAACGCAGACATAAAATCTGATTACTATCCTGAGTGGAAAAGATCAGACTTCGAACAAGTTATTGCAGCACTAGAAAATAATTAAAATAACCGTCCTGCTACCATAGGACTGCTTATCTAGACCATAAGTGAATGCTCGACCCCGTAAGGTTGAGCTTTTTTATGTCACCAAAAATATAAATTTCTCCACTTTTTTAAGATTACGTATATTTATAAATAAATCGGCACTATGGTAGGCCGAAGTTACAAAAAACACAATCTATAACCGTCACCGAAAGGGACACAAAACTTAAAAAAATGACAAATCTAATCAGACGATTTGATCTCGACCAATTCGATTTATTATGGAGGGATCTATTCGAAAACAACTCAAACTTTGCTGGCATTTCCCAGCGCGTCACTCACCCAGTAGACATTTACGAAACAGAAAACGGCATCCAATTTGAGATTGCCGCAGTCGGACTCGACAAGCAAGACATAGAAATCCTTGTTGAAGGAGAGCAACTTCGCATTAGGTACGAAAAGGCTCAGAACGAAGAACGTTCGCCGATATACAAAGGCATCAAGAGATCATCTTTTGACATCTCTTGGAAAATTTCAACCAAATTCGATTTAAGTAAAATGGAAGCCTCTTTGGACAAGGGACTATTAGTTCTCAATATTCCAGTAGCAGAGGGCAAAGCAGTAAAAAGAATCGAACTTAAGTAAAAAATTAAACGGCCTACCAAAATCCGAATATGACAATTTGTAAAGAGGTTTTGAACATTAACGGAACACTGTTCCTTGTAAAACGCGTACTTCACCAAGACTATTGTAAAGACGTAGAACTACTAAAAGAGTGGTACTTGGCAGATATAGTTTTTCGGAAAGAAGACTTGATGTATTTTTGTGAAAGAATACAAGATTTAGATTACGAAACAATATAAAAAAACAGATATGAACAAACTAGAGCCGATGAATGGAAACATCATCCTAAAACCGATTGAGACTCAAGAGGAGACATTCGGAAACATTATTATACCTGATCTTGGTAAAGAACGACCCGAAATGGCAGAAGTTGTCGCAACCAGTAACACTTATAACTGGCATAAAGGGGAATCTCTTCAATCTACGCTTACCGCAGGAGACAAAGTGCTAATCCCTAAATTGGGCGGCATGAAAATAACAATCGACGGAGAAGACTTCTTCGTATGTAAAGAAACAGATATTTTATCAAAAGTACACTAATCAAAAAAATATGTCAACAACACAAAATCTATTTGGAAAAGAATTAAAACAAAAATTACAAGCTGGTATTGAGAAGCTGAATCAATCAGTATCTTCAACGCTTGGTCCCGGTGGTCGTACAGTATTAATTAAAGACGCAGCCGGAGAAGTAAAGGTCACAAAGGACGGTGTTTCTGTGGCCAAAGCATTCACTAAACTTGCAGACGAGATAGAAGATCTTGGAGCACAACTTGTAAAACAAGTCAGTGTGAAATCCGCAAACGAAGCAGGAGACGGAACCACAACATCAACATTGCTTGCTACGAAAATGGTGGAAGAGGGACTAAAAGAAATATCTCAAGGCACCAATGCAGTTGCAGTTAAAAAGCAGATGGACGCAGCGGTAGAAAAAGCAGTAGAAAAAATCAAGCAAATTGCGATCGATATCGAGTCTGAAGATCAGATTAGACAAGTTGCAACAATATCAGGAAACAACGATCCTGAGATTGGAGAACTGATTGCGACTGCTATGGAGAAAGTCGGCAGGGACGGTGTGGTCACCATCGAAGAATCGAAAACTGGTGAAACTCAATTGGAAGTCGTTGAAGGTATGCAGTTCGAAAGAGGCTACAAATCTCCATACTTTGTAACTAACAATGCAACTATGCAAGCCGTTCTTGAGGATCCTTACATTCTGATGTACGACGGACGCATCTCGACAGCTCAGGATCTGTTGCAAGCACTAACTAAAGCAAACTCTGAGAATAAACCTTTGCTGATCGTAGCAGAAGATCTAGGAGACGAGGCGTTAGCTACACTTATCGTTAACAAGATGAGAGGCATCGTTCAAGTGTGTGCAGTTAAAGCGCCTGAGTACGGCGATAGAAAAACGCTTATGCTTGAAGACATGGCAATTTTGACAGGCGGTCAAGTTCTTTCAAAAGACAAAGGGCACAAATTAGACAAGATCGCACCTAACCAGATGGGTGAATTTTTAGGTCGAGCAAGAATGGTAACAGTTACTAAAGATCAAACTACCATCATCGATGGCAAAGGTGAAGAAACAAGAATCGAAGCCAGAGCAAACGAAATCAAAGATCAGATCGAAAAAGCGACATCTTTCTACGAAAAAGAAAAATTACAAGAGAGACTTGGTAAATTAATTGGAGGCGTTGCTATCATTTCAGTTGGCGGTAATTCTGACATCGAAATCAAAGAGAAGGCTGACAGAGTAGAAGATGCACTGTTTGCAACAAAAGCCGCTCTTTCTGACGGCATTGTACCAGGTGGTGGTATCGTTCTCTACAACGTTGATGATTACTTAAGAGTTGACGGTGATATGAATAAAGGAGAAGTGATTGTGGCCATGGCTTGCGCAACTCCTTTCATGAAAATTTTAGAAAATGCTGGTGTCAACGATTGGTACGCTAAAGCTCACCAAATCAAAACCTCAGGTTTGAACAATGCAACGTATGATGCCAAGAGCATGAAAGTAGTAGATGCTTTCGCATCTGGTATCATAGATCCTGCTAAAGTAGTAATCACTGCTCTTAGAAATGCAGCATCGGTAGCCGGCACGATTCTAACAACCGAGTCAGTAGTATTTGAAAAAGCTGACAAGAACGATAATCAAACTCAAGATCCAGGCATGATGATGTAAACTTTCTAATATTTATTAGAAATGGGTTTTACTAATTTTAAAACCAAAACCAAAAACAAATGAAAAACTGGAAAACAACTTTGGGAGGTATTTTAGCTGCTGTAGGTAGCTACCTCGTAAATTCTCAAACTGGTATTTTAAACCTCGTTGGACAGATCGCTCAAGTAGTGGGCATGTTCTTTCTTGGTTACTCTGCCACAGACGCAGCAGCTGCAAAAGTTCAAAAGTAAGTTTATTGTAGGTAATACATAGAGAAGCGCCGAAAGGCGCTTTTTTTATATCTCTTAAAAACTAAATTTTTCAAATAAGAAACTCTTTGTTATATTACAATATAAAAATAAAGTTATGAGTAAATACGCATTAGTTAGTATGATGGGCAATGTCGGTTCCACGCTAAATTCACAGGGGGGTGGTTATGGATTAATTGCTACAAAAATGATTAGAAACATTTTTAAAGACGATCAAGTTGACGTCAATCCCGACCCTGAAACATGGTACGATTACGATGGTATATTTGTTTGCGAGGGCGTTAATTTTGTTCCTGGTAGTTTTAATGTGCCAGGTGGTCCTCAGCCAGAACACTATAAAAAAATGAAAGCGATGGCTAAGTATAAAGGTCCAGTGAAATTCATAAATAATGAATTTGATTTTGAGAAGTTTAACGAAAGGATTAAAGTAGACAATCCAGAGTTTCCTATCGGTCAATATGTTGATTTATTTATGCACCACGGTAAGAATTCAAGAAAGGCAGTCATCGGAGATTCGCACGCTTTGAGTGTTTGGAGACCGGGTTACACTTTAGATTTTACTCCTGGTCGTACACTACACGGTTTCCTAAAAAGAGTAACACCTCAAGAGATTAACGAAAAGTATGACGAAACCACATTGTATTTCGGTAATATCGATTTAAGATTTCATCTAATGAGACAAGAAAAATCTTTCTCAGCAACAGTAGATCTATTCACCAGATACGTTCAGTTTGCTATGGAATTGAAAAATTGTACGTTAGTAGAATTATTACCAGTAGAACACGAAAGTAGAAAGATTCCTGGTACAGGTTTATACAAGAAACAACCATTCTTTGGAACCAGAGCTGAGAGAATGGATCTCAGAGAGATAGCAAACAAAATCATAAATGATTGTGGATTGAAAGTAATCAAGTGGCCAACAGATTGGGTAGACGAAGACGGCACAAAAATGCTTGACATACTCGAACAAAGACAATCAGTACACCTCAGACCAAAACACTGGGCATTCATAAACGAAATAACACAATAAGATGTTTTTAAACAAGAGCACTGATCAAACTAATTTAGATTTATCAAACGGTAAAGATCTGAATTATTATTTGAATTTAACAAAAGATTACAAACACGATATCACATTCAATATAAAAGATATTGATGGTTATAAAGTCATTGACGATGGCGAATTTGAATTCGGAACTAAAGCAAAGATGGCAGACTTTTTCGTGTCTCAAATTCAAGAGGATGCTATGGTATACGTTGCACCAAGAACGGGTTACGCTCCATTCTCCCTTTGTCACTTGGCAAAAAAATATAATAAGAAACTTTATCTAGTAATGCCAGCCTCCAAAGAGGCATCAGATCATCAACTTACAGCAATTGAGTACGGAGGAATACCTCTATTTGTAAGAATCCCAGCCATGCCAACTGCAAATATATGGGCAAAAAAGTTCGCAGAAAAAATTGGAGCCAAGTATTTGCCATTTGGATTAAAACACGAATTGGTGGTTGCAGGAGGAGTGAGAGTATTCTATGATAACTTCAAAGATACAAATATAGAAAATATGTGGACTGTATTTTCAACAGGCGTGCTGTCCAGAACTCTTCAAATTGCTTTACCTAATACCTCTTTCAATGCAGTAGCAGTTGCAAGAAATATCCAACAAGGAGAACTTGGAAGGGCTAAATTTTATAGTCATGCAAAAAAGTTCACACAAGATAGCGACTCAATTCCTCCATTTGATTGTATCCGCACTTACGACGCAAAAGGTTGGGAATTCATCAAAAAATTCGGTAAGCCTGGAGATTGGTTCTGGAACGTGGCAAAAAATATGCCAAAACCAACAATCAAAGCCAAAGACGTGGATTCTGATAGAAGTTGGGGAGACATGAAAGATTTAGAGAAATATTATAAATAGATCAATTAAATTACAGTTATGAAAAGTATACTACAACAAGCACACGACATCGTATTTGAAAGAAACGAAGAAAAAGAACGTATGTATGGACCATTTGAAGAAGGCATGGCACAAGCAGCCAGAATAGCATCCGAGCTGTCCAGAAAAGAAATCACTACGTTCGATATGTATAATTGTATGATAGCGCTAAAACTATCCAGAGCTTCTTGGAATTACAAGGAGGATAATTATCTTGATTGCTTAGCTTATATGGCATCTCTTAATGATGTTATGAAGAAACAGAGTGAAAAAGGTAAACCACAAAAACCAAAAAAATAAAATATGAAACTAGACAAGTTCTTAAAGTTAAAGAACGAGTTAGAAACGTTTAGCTTCGAAAAGAATTTTAGTAGTCTAAGTAATACGCTTTACTACTTTTCCTTTTTAGGTAATATCTTTCTAATTTTGTTCAGTTACTTCTTTATAAAAGACGTAACAAATAGCGTACCCACTCTTTTCCCTGGACAGGGATTATTTTTTTCTGTGTTTATTATTCTGTTCATGACTGGCTATGAACTATTCAAGAGATTTGCCTTTGAAAGATTGGCTCACACAATAGTAAAAATGAGAAAGATTACAGCAAATATTGTGGTAGGTCTCGTAGTATCAATAGCGCTAATCGCAGGATCTTTTTATCTATCACTAAAAGGATCTCATAGACTTATTGACACTAGCGATAAAGTTGTAGCTATTACGGATTCTTCTATAGCGAAACAAACAGATTCAATCTCAAAGTATTACGATAAAGAGATTGCTTTCTATAGATCACAATCTGCAAGAACTAAAGAAGATAGACGATATAGAGATTCGATAGTTAATGCGTTGCAACAAACTAAAGATAGCAAGATACAATTAGCTGAATCAAAAATATCGGATAAGTCAGCAAATAAAGAGAATAAAATACAAGAGAATAGTTTTGCGTTTGCAGTTATGGTATTCTTTCTAGAGTTCATTATTCTTATTGGAGTTGCATTTAGCGCTTACTACGAATGGACCTCGTATTCTGATATGAAGAAAATTCTGATGACACCTAAATTTAAACAGTTAGAATTAAACATGAATTTGTTAAAATTATATTATCAAAACGGCAGAAAGAAAGAACAAGATTCTGTCATAGCAAAATCAAAACTTGTTGCACTTGTTAAAGCGGCAAAACTTCAAGTAACATTATCAGAAGTTAACTCGTTTGTAGCAATGTGTTCAGAGTTAGAGATAGTTACTGGAACAAGAAATAGAAAAGTCTATAATGTAGACTACGAAAAAGCAAAAAATCTTTTAGAAATAAATCAAGGAGAATAATGTTAATTAAAAAAATTAGAGACGTAAAAACCCCAACAAGAGGTACCGACAAATCAGCAGGAATAGATTTTTTTGTGCCAAACGATCAAGAGTCAACAAAACTCTTTCCCGGAGAATCAGCGCTAATTCCGTCAGGAATCAAGGCGCAAGTTCCAGAAGGCTATGCTTTGATAGCTTTCAATAAGTCAGGCGTAGCTACTAAACACAGATTGTCTGTTGGAGCTTGTGTAGTTGACGAAGATTATGAAGGCGAAATACACTTACACGTATATAATACGTCAAACAACAAGGTTGTAGAGATTGAGCCTGGCATGAAACTAACCCAATTTGTACTAACCCCAGTAAATTATCAAAACGTAGAAGAAGTAAATGAATTTCCAGAAAGACAATCACAAAGAGGATCAGGTGGATTCGGTAGTACAGGAGCGTAAAAATCGTAAGTTAGATGGCATGTTTTTAAACATCGCTAAAGAAATAGCTACGATGTCTCATTGCCAAAGAGCTAAAGTCGGTGCACTGTTGGTCAAAGATTCAAATATAATTAGTTTCGGATATAATGGAATGCCGACTGGAATGAATAATTGCTGCGAGGAATTAAACGAAACTGGAGAATTAGTGACTAAATTTCAAGTCATTCATGCAGAGTCAAATGCACTATTAAAAGCAGCCAAAATGGGAGTATCCACAATTGGAGCCACTATGTACTGTACGCTATCTCCTTGCAGAGATTGCTCGAAACTTA